TTTCAATTGGAGTAGTTATGCACATAATGGTTGTTGCATTCATACTCCTCCCATTTGGAGCTATGTATCTTTCCAGATATGTGGTTCCGGAGTACTATCGGAGACTGTTTTTCACTTTCTTCATGTCCTTGTTCCGCAAACGGTTTGACCGCAACGTCTTGACCGCGTTTCGAACGCGTTTTAGATGGGTGAAACCAGCGGGCTTTCGCGCCGTAGTCAATAATCATGCACATCCTAAATCTGCAGACTACCGGTGCGCGGCCACTACCTCTATGACGAAATTCATCGAGGTTCTGAATCAAGTGACAGGACGAAGCCAAAACAGCAGTCTACCTCCGTACAAACGTTACGATGTAGCCACATCCTCGCGTGAAAACAAGTTCAAAGTTGATGGCGAACGTTTGCTCTACGACACTTCCGACCTGTGCAATACTTTCAAGTATGCCAGTGGTTGGCTGAGAGAGGAGCATATCGTCACAATGGTCGACGTTGATTTTCACGTCTCGGATTGGAGCGCCTACGCCGGACATCCAATAATGTGTTACACAAGAGCCCCTAATGTATTGGCACAACGACTCGAAGAATCAACCGTAATTTTACGGAACATTGACAATCGAGTTGTTATGACTGAGAGTGTTAAGGGTGGAGCGCATTGGAACTCTGGACTCTGGGACTTCTCTCGTGATCGTGCAGTTATCCTCAACAAATGGTGGGGTTTCTGCATGTATGCGATTGAGAAACTAGAGCAACCAGATGCCGACGGACGCTACATGGTTTTCCTCACTCCTGTATGCAAAATTTATTTTCCATACGGTCTGATGTGCATCGTATCTGCTTTACTAGGACTAAAGTTCAGTCATATCTACCCCGACGTCCAACCTGCTGGAAATGTGTGGAATGCTGGCGAATTCACCCTTGGGCGCTTTATGCGCAAAGGAATGGATATGGTCGATCTGCGTTACAACCAGAGTAATGGTTGCGAGGTGTTTTCCTTGCCATACCATGTCTGGAGTTTGTTACACGGAAAGATCGCGTCAGACCCCGCTTTCGGAACCTTGGCTAGCATTGAGCATTAAATTAGCTCTAACTATTCCAAGAATTATTCGAAAGATGGTATTTCCATGTGGCACCTCTACTTCACATTAGGAGACAAAAGTTTCCGACAACCGCTCAACACACGTAACTATGTGTGGACTGAGGGTGATCAAGAGGTAACCAGCGTGTTTGATGAAGGCAAACCGACGATCGATCTGGTAGCACCACCACTTGTCCAAC